AGGATTTATACTATTATTTTCATTATTATATATATTCTCCTGTGTATATGCTTTTATTTTATTGGTTCCTGCAACAAGAACACTTTTATCATTCTTTTTATATACCGTATATTTAGAATTAAAAATGCTATGAGTATTTCCAACACTTGTATTATTTAACTGCTGTGTGATTGAATTTCTATTTGTTTCACTGTCAAATAAAAAATCCATTTCAGAATAATGCGCCATTTTTATTTATATAATTTATCTTATATATAAAAAAAACTTCTGCTGAATATTAATAATCTCTAATTATTTGAATTGAGTCAAATAAAGAAATGCTTGATAGTAAATCATCAAATAGTTTTTGATTGTCTTTGAAATCTTCATAAAAAAATAATAAGTTAAAATTTATTTTTCCTATTAAATTTTCTTTTATTTGAAATATATCATCAATTTCTAATGTATTAATTTTGTGTAAATTTGGTATATAATATACATCTTTATTTTTTCTTATTGTTTGAGATATCTTAGTATAAATTATAAGATTAAAATATTCTTTCCATTCGTTTACATCCTCTAAACCATGATCATCCAATTGTTGTCTGATATCTATTATAGTTTTGTTACGAATTTTATTTATTTTTATATATTTATCAAGTTTTTTTCGGTTTTTCACGAACACTATGTAGAATTCCATAAATCTTATAATATTAATTTTGAATTATATATATTTTTGAATAGGTTCGATTCAAAAATAATATACTAATATATTTAAAACTTTTGTCGATTTTGTGTATAAAATTAATACATATATTAGTATTTAAACTAATTATACAACGTATGTAATTATATCAATCTTATTTGTGAAACTAATAATATTATGAAAACTTTTTATGTACTGTTTCATATAATATCTGATTGTTATAATAAAAAATAATTAAATTAAAGATGGCAAAAAAAACCACACAAACTTCACAAAAAAATAGTTTTAATTTTTCTAACATTTCTGGATTGATAGATACTATGTCAAAAAAAGAGATTATATCAATTGAGGATTTTGAAAAGGAAAAAAGTTTTATTTCAACTGGTGTTTATATTTTAGATGCTCTTTTATCTAAAAGTATTTTACATGGTGGAATATCTAATAATAGAATAACTCTTTTGGCTGGACCAAAGCAAACAGGTAAATCTTTTCTTTCTCTTAACATTGCTAGAAATGCGCAAAAAATAGGATATAATATTGTATGGATTGATACTGAGTTTTCTATTGAAAAATCTGATTTCGATATGTATGGTATTGATACATCTGATTCAAATAAATTTATGTTAATTAGAACTAATATTGTTGAAAAAATCAAAATGTTTATGACATCAATGTTAGATGATATGACAAAACTTAAGGAAAAAGGAATGGATGTTTCAAAAACAATTTTCTTTTTAGATTCAATTGGTATGTTATCTTCAGAAAAAGAAAAAGCTGATACTCTTAAATTAGATATTAAACAAGATATGACACGTGCAAAACAAATCAAATCTCTTGTTAGACTTATCACAAATGATTTAGGTTTTTTAGGAATTCCATTGGTAGCAACTAATCACGTTTATTTAACTCAAGATATGTTTCCTCAAACAATCATGTCAGGTGGAGAAGGTTTATATTATGCTGCTAGTAGTATTGTATTTTTAAGTGATGCAAAGTTGAAAACTGGTGAAGAAGATGAGATGGATCTTGGTCGTTCTGGCTCTGTGATTACAGCAAAAGCCGGAAAAAATAGATTGGCTAAACCAAAAAAGGTTAAATTTGAAATTGATCACACAAAAGGTATTAATCCATTTAAAGGATTGGATTTGTTTTGTACTCCTGAAAATTTCAGTAAGATTGGTATAGCAAAAGTTAAACCAGTATTAAATAAAGAAACAGGCGAAATAACTTATCAGCCAACAAATAGATGGTATGTTAAACATTTGGATAAATCAGTTGCCGCAACACAATTATTCAATAGAAAAGTATTTACTCAAGAAGTATTAGAAAAAATGGATCCAATTATTTTTGATTATTTCAAATATCCTTCATATGAAGAATGTATGAAAGAATTAGAAGAAATTGATGAAAGATTGAATGAAATTGAAGATAAAGATATGCTAACTTCAGAAGAATTTGATCTTGATTCTGATGATAAATTATTTGTTTAAATACAAATAATAATTAAATAATAGATAATAAATAAACAATAATACAATTTTTATATAATACTTTTATATGGCAGATACAACAAACACAAACATGGAAAAACATTACTTTGTTCACATATTGGACAATCCTGACCAATTTTCCAAAGTAGATCCTTTTTTCTTTAGAAATTCTGATATACAATTTATTTACACTGTAATAAGAGAAGAATATATTAAAAGTGAAAGTCATACTGTACCAAGTTCTCAACAAATTTATTCAATGGTTAAACTTGCTGATTCTGATAACAAAATAAATGATAAAGTTATAAAATTACTTCTTCAATCTGATAACAGTGATTTCAGTCCTGAATGGTTACTTCCTATGTTTAAAGGATGGAAAATTCAAAACCAATTAAAAGGTGACGTACTAAAAAGTATTGATATGGTTAGAGGAATTGAAGAAGTTAATTATGATAATGCTCTTGAAATAGCTCAAAAAATGAAAGGCATGTTTTCAAATGTACTTATGGTAGATGATGATGATAATGATTTAGGTTCAGATTTTGATGATCCTGAATCTCATAAACAAATGATTTCAAAGAATTGTATTCCATCAGGTTGGCCAAGTATAGATAATATATTAGGTGGAGGATGGAGTAAATCTACATTTAATGTTATAATGGGAGAAACCAATGTTGGAAAATCAATGTGGCTACATAATATAGCAACTAACGCAGCAAATGCTGGAGCTAATGTTCTACTTATTACATTAGAAATGGCAACAAGGAAAGTAATGAAAAGGTTAGGTTCAATGAGGCTTAAAATAAATGTAGATGAATATGATGAGAAATCAAAAGATTCAACTTATATGAAGCACAAATTGAACAATATCAAATCACAATCAACAGTTGGTGGATTATTTGATTCACAACCTGGTAAAATATATGTAAAAAAATATAATACTAGTGATTGTACTGTTACTGATATTGACAATTATATTAAAAAATTTGAAGAAGTTAAAAGAATTAAAGTTGGGATGGTAATTGTAGATTATATAAATATTATGTCAATTGAAAAAGGATTTGATATCTCAAATATGTTATATTTAAAAGGTAAACATTTAGCTGAAGGATTAAGACGAATTGCTGATAAATATGAATGTGCAGTTATAACAGCAACTCAAACAGATAAAAGTGTTTGGGGTGCATCAGATATTAATCTTGCTGCTATTCCTGAAAGTAAGGCAATTGCAGATACCGCTGATTCTGTTTGGGGTATTATTAGGAATCCAGAAATGAAAAGAAATAATATTTATAGGCTTAAAATATTAAAATTGAGAGATGGAGAACATCATGAAGAACAAGTAAGATTTGATTTTAATACAAATTTTTTAACTATGGAAAATGATGCTTTAATCGGAGTTAAATAAAACTAATAATATTAATAATAAATGAAAAATAATGAAGAAATTGATGATTATTTAAATGATGATTTAAATAATGAATCAGAAGAAATAGAAGAACTAGAAGATGATCTGAATCTATTAGATGAAAATTTAGATATTTCGTCAGATGATGATAGTTCAGTTACTGATGATACATCTATTGAAGAAGAAGAAGAAGATGAAGAAGATGAAATAGATATTATGGTTAAATTTAATACTAATAATCATAAACTTGAAGGTAAACATGCGTTATCAAGAGATACTATATTTAAAGGTAAAGTAGAAGATAGTGGTGATCAGCAAGAATATGATTATAATATTAATCAGCAAGAAGATTTTAATCTGAATGATGGATTGCCAATAGAAGCAGGATCATCTTATGAATTTGAAAGTAAACACTATGAAGATTACATAGATAGATTAAATCTTCAAAGAGATATTTATGATTTGCTAAGTGATAAAACAGATTTAGATTTTTCCTCAAATAGAAGAAAACCAAACAAACAGGCATTTAATGACTATTATAGAATGTTATTGAATAATATCGGAAAAGAATATAGTAAGTCTGAAATATTCGTTGAATTATCTTATTATTTCACTGATAATATATTTAACATGTTTAAGTTGTTAGACAAAGAATATGCAACACACATAATAGTAGAACTAAAACAACGTGGGTATTTAACAAGCCTAAATAATATAAATTTTATATAATAAAAACAAAAAATAGAAATAACATGAATTTTAAAAGGGAAGACGCATTTGATGCATCATTAAAATATTTCAAAGGTGATACATTAGCCTCTGATGTTTGGGTAAATAAGTATGCGTTAAAAGATACAGTTGATAATGATACTGTTTATTATGAATTGACACCTGATGATATGCACAGAAGACTCTCAAAAGAGTTACATAGAATAGAACTAAAATATAAAAATCCATTATCTGAAGATTTTATATTTGATTTAATAAAAGATTTTAAATATATTATACCACAAGGTTCTCCAATGTCAGGAATTGGTAATGATAATCAAGTTGTGTCGATATCAAATTGCTTTGTTATTGGAAATCCTGCTGATTCTTACGGATCAATTATGCAAGTTGATGAAGAACAAATACAATTAATGAAAAGACGTGGAGGAGTTGGACATGATCTTTCTCATATTAGGCCAGCAGGAATGCCAGTAAAAAATTCCGCTTTGACTTCTACTGGACTGGTTCCATTTATGAGTAGATATTCAAATTCCACAAATGAAGTTGCACAAGGAGGAAGACGAGGTGCATTGATGTTATCGTGTTCTGTTCTTCATCCTGATTCAGAAGCATTTATAGATGCTAAATTGGAACAAGGAAAAGTTACTGGAGCAAATATATCAATTAAATTGACAGATGAATTTATGACAGCATCAATAAATTCTGGTATGTTTACTCAATTGTTTCCAATTGATTCAAAAAATCCAATAATTACAAAACAAATAGATGCAAATAAACTTTGGAAGAAAATTATTCACAATGCATGGAAATCAGCAGAACCTGGTATTTTATTCTGGGATACTGTTATGAGAGAATCTGTTCCAGATTGTTATCAACAACATGGATTTAAAACAGTTTCAACAAATCCTTGTGGAGAAATAACTTTGTGTCCATATGATAGTTGTAGATTACTTGCTATTAATCTATATAGTTATGTGGTAAATCCTTTTACTCCAGAAGCATATTTTGATTGGGATTTATTTAACGAACATACCATTTATGCAGAAAGATTTATGGATGATATTGTTGATTTGGAACTAGAAAAAATTGATAAAATTTTAGAAAAAATTGAAATTGATCCAGAAACTGATCATACTAAAAGAGTAGAAAGAGAAACTTGGATTAAAATTCAAAATATGACTATTAAAGGTCGTAGAACAGGATTAGGAGTGACAGCAGAAGGAGATATGCTAGCTGCACTTGGATTGATTTATGGTACATCAGATGCAACAGATTTTTCAACAGAAGTTCATAAAAAATTAGCTATAGGAGCATATAAATCATCTTCTATAATGGCAAAAGAAAGAGGGGCTTTTCCAATCTACGATTATGATAGTGAGATTAATAATCCATTCATTCAAAGATTGAAAGATGTTGATCCTGAATTAGATTCAATGCTTAAAGAATATGGTAGAAGAAATATCGCACTGCTCACGATTGCACCAACAGGCTCAGTTTCAATCT